GGACTCAAGTTTGAAGATATACAAGCCCTTGACAATATCGCAGAGGAACTTGATGAAGATACTTTAAACAAGATTGGCTCAAAGATTGTAGATGCTTACAAAGAAGACCTTGACTCTCGCTCAGAATGGGAAGACCGTTTTGATAAGAGTATGGATCTGGCTATGCAAACAGTAGAGAAGAAATCATTCCCTTGGGATGGTGCTTCTAATGTTAAATACCCTATTCTTACTACAGCTGCTCTACAGTTCTCTAGTCGTGCCTATCCTGCCCTTATCTCTGGTACACAGGTTGTTAAAGGTAAGGTTAGTGGGTTTGATCAAGATGGTGAGAAACATAGATCAGCTATCCGTGTAGGTAAGCATATGTCCTACCAAGTTCTTGAGGAAATGGAGAACTGGGAAGAGGATATGGATAAGCTGTGTGTTATCCTCCCAATCGTAGGTAGTGTATTCAAGAAGACTTATTTTAGCCCTACTCTTGGTCATAACATCAGTGAACTAATCTATCCTAAAGAACTCGTAGTAAAATAATGGAAAAAGGATTTAGAAACAGCCTCTCGTAAAACACACGTACTGGAACTATCTGAGAATGATATATACGAACGTGTTGCTATGGAGTTCTATATCGAGACTGACGTAGATACCTCTACGCAGACAATTGATGAAGGCGAGAATGAACGAAGTGGTGTAAAAGCTCCACGAGATGGTGATGACTCTACACCTTACGTGTTCCTTGAACAGCATTGCTTCCTTGACCTTGATGATGATGGGTACGCAGAACCTTATATTGTAACAGTAAACCTTGAAACTGAAAATGTAGTACGTATCGTTGCACGTTGGGATGAAGAAGAAATTCAGTTCAAGGAAGATGGTACGTTAATCAGAATCAAACCCGTAGAATACTTCACCAAGTATTCATTTGTACCTAACCCAGATGGAGGTTTCTACGATGTTGGATTTGGTATGTTACTTGGCCCGATTAACAACACTGTCAATACCCTTATTAACCAACTTGTTGACTCTGGTACACTCAATAACCTGAATGCTGGCTTTATCTCTAAGGGTATCCGTATTAAGGGTGGTAAGAAATCGTTTGGTCTTGGTGAGTGGAAAACAGTTAATTCAACTGCTGAAGACCTTCGTAAAGGTATTGTACCACTACCTACTAAAGATCCAAGTCAGGTATTATTCAGTCTTTTATCTATGATGATTGACAGTGCTAATAAACTAGGTTCTGTTACAGATATTCTTACTGGAGAGAACCCCGGTCAGAACCAACCAGCTACTACAACAATGGCTGTTATTGAACAAGGTTTAAAAGTATTTAGTTCTATCTACAAGAGGATGCATCGTTCTCTCAAGAAAGAGTTTAAGAAGCTCTATCGTCTTAATCGCTTATATCTTCCACCTGAATCTTACTTCCAAGTCTTGGATTTAGGTGAAGAAGGTGCTATGCAGATATTCCAGATGGACTATAGTGCTGATGTAACAAATGTACAACCACAGGCAGATCCTAATGTAGCATCAGAGTCTCAACGCCTAATGAAAGCACAGGCACTAACTGAGATGATCCCATTAGGTACAGTTAATCCTACAGAGGTTACTGCACGTATATTAGAAGCACAAGATCAACCTAATATCAAAGAACTGATGAAGATGCCTCCTCCTCCAGAGCCAGATCCTCGTATCGAATTCGATAAGCAAGTTGCTATGGATAAGTCTGAACAAGAATGGGCATTGATTGAGATTAAAGCACAGGAAGCAGGTATTAAAGAACTATCTGCAATACAAGGTGCTAATAAAGTATTTGAAGAAGCAAGACAATCCAAAGAGGAAATGAAAGATGATGGAAATAGCGAAGGAAGAGTTCGTACAGTGGAAGAGTAATGTTGTTACTGAGTATATCTTTAAAGATCTAGCAGAACGAAGGTCTGACTATATAGATGCTTTAAGAGGGTATGTAAGGGCTGGTGAACATACAAGTGCAGCTCGTTGTGAAGGAATGATAGAAGGTCTTGAGCAACTGTTAGAAATAGAATACGAAGATCCACAAGAGGATGGTAAAGATGCTTGAAGTTGTAGGACACAGGGTTCTTATTGAACCAGAACATTTTGCAGAAGAGATTGGTGATGGTGCTTTAGAAGGTTTTCAACTTAACATTGGTGAAGATTGGAAGCGAGATAGGGCAGCAACTGTTATCGGGGTAATCAAAGGTGTTGGCCCCAATGCTTGGTTAGGTTTTGATAATGGAAATCCTTGGGCAAAAGTTGGCGATAAAGTATATTACGCCAAGTACTCAGGTAAGGTTGTTACTGACGGTGAGAAGAGTTATATCGTGTGCAACGATGAAGATTGTAATTGCAATAGTGCATGACGAGGAGAGTAAGTAATGGCTGAAGAAGCAGAAGTACAAGAACCAACAAAAGAAGACTTTCAAGAAGCTCTAGCGAGTGATGAAGGTATTGAAGATGTTGTAGAAGAAGTAGCAGAAGTCTCAGAGATTGAGCAGAAAGCTATTGATATGGGTTGGAACCCAGAGGGTGTAGACGGTAAGAAGAATTTATCCCCCGAGGAGTTTGTAGATCGAAAAGCACTTTATGATGATCTTCATTCACTGAAACGCCAAAACAAACAGCTACGTGGTGATATTGATAATATTAATAAGTATCAAGAAGACATTCGTGCTGATGAGCGTAAGAAAGTAATTGAAGATCTAAAGACACAAAAGAAAGAAGCTCTTGATGATGATGATCATGATAGGGTGATTCAGATCGACGAACAACTTGCAGATGAACGAGATAAAGCCAAGGAAGAAAAGGCTACTCCTCAAACGAATGAAGACTTCGATGAGTGGGTAACAAGCAACTCTTGGTATCAGGATGATAAAGAACTTCGAGAAGAAGCTGATATTTATGGTGAAGTATATTGGACAAAGAATCCAACAAAGTCTCGTGATGAGGTATACAAAGCTGTAGCAACACATATCAAGCGATCTTTTAAAGATAAGTTTGAGAATAGTAATAGAAAGAAACCGGCTGCTGTAGAACCTAGTCAAGGTACGCCTAGGGGAAAGGGCAAGAAAGCTAAACATACAGCTAAAGATCTTCCTTCAGAAGCACGTAGCGTAATGAAGACAATCTTACGTACTACGAGTATGTCTGAAGAAGACTATGTTAAACAGTATTTCGCTATGAATGGCGAAGCTTAGTACCATCTGTAAAGACAGATACATTAAAAGAGGAAAGTAGAAATGGCAACTAGAGCTAAGAATCGTAACACAAAACGTCCACAGCGAGTCCCTGTAAGTGGTAGACGCGATGTATTAACTGTTACGGACAAAGATGAGGCATTTGTTTACCGTTGGGTAAACGATACTCAAGGACGTATTGACCAGTTTCTTGCTGGTGGTTATGAGCTTGTACAAGATGATGTGAAGGTTGGAGATGATTCTATCGACAATTCTGAGGATATATCTTCTATGATCTCAAAGCAAAGTGGTGATATTACACAATATCTGATGCGAATCTCTCGTGAATTCTACGAAGAAGATCGTGCTACCGCTGCTAAAGCCGTCAACGAGAGTGAGGCCGATATGAAACGAACTCTTAATAATGGTAAAGATGGTACATATGGTTCAGTTAAAATATCATAACTGTATTGACATCTCCATTATTAGGAATACTTAATTAATATTTGGAGATATAAATATGGCTAATCCAGATCGCCCTAGTGGCTTTCGTCCGATTAAGCATACCTCTGGTTCTTCTGTAACAGGCCAGATTCGTGCTATCGGTGTAACTGATGCTGTTGATTTATTTGTTGGTGATATGCTAAACCTTGAATCAGGTTTGGCCGCTATTGGCGCAACTAATGATGCTGCATTCCTTGGTGTTGCGGTAGGTTTTGGTAAGGTTGATGCAATGACCGGTTCTATCGGTTCTGCTCTGGTTAATCCAGAAAATCTAAATCAGATCTACTACGATGACTCTGCTTCTACCCACACTGACTACGTAGTTTTCTACGTTCCAGCGCAGGACATGATTTTTGAAGTACAGTCTAATGCAGACCTCGATCTTGTAGTTGGTAGCCCTTGTGATTTAATTAACACAGCTGGTTCTACTGCAACTGGTCGTTCACTTCAGGAAGTCGGAACTAATACTAACTCTGACTTCGTGGTTGTTGAAATCCCTGATTACGTAGATAACGATAGTACTCTTACGAATACTCGTTACTGGGTACAGGTAACAACTGCTGAAACTGCGTTCGCATAAGGAGAATAAATAATGCCTATTAATAGTGGTAATTTTGCAAAGGCACTACAAGTTGGTGTAAATGCTTGGTACGGCGATGCTTACGCAAAACATATGGAAGAGTTTCCGGGCCTGTTTGATAAGTCCGATTCACGTAAGGCTTTTGAAGAAGATGTAGGTACAAGCATGTTCGGTCTTGCAGCAGTTAAACCAGAAGGTTCAGCTATCGCTTATGATACTGCTACCCAAGGTTTCACTACTCGTTACCAGCACGTCTCATACGGTCTTGGCTTTGTCATTACCGAAGAGATGATTGAAGATGACCAGTATGATGTTATTGGTAAGAAGCGTGCTCAAGCACTTGCTTTCTCAATGCGTCAGACTAAGGAAATTGTTGCTGCTAACGTATATAACCGTGCTGAAACGGCTGGTTATATTGGTGGTGATGGTTCTGTCATGCTTGCTGTTGACCACGCTAACGTGGCTGGTGGTACTTACAGTAACCGTCTAACGACTGCTGCTGACTTGTCAGAGGCTTCATTGGAACAGGCTCTTATCGACATCGGTAAGCTTGAGAATGATCGTGGTCTTAAGATCGCTATTCAACCTCAGTGTCTGGTTATTCCAGTAGACCTTCAGTTTGAAGCAGATCGTATCCTGAATAGCACTATGCGTCCGGGTACTGCTGATAACGACAAGGCTGTGCTGAATGGTAAGTTCCCAGAAGGTGTGAAGATGAATCACTACCTGACGGATGCGAATAACTGGTTTATTCGTACTAACTGCCCTGACGGTATGAAGCACTTTGAGCGTAAAGCTGATAGCTTTGGTGATGACAACGACTTTGATACTGGTAATCTTAAGTACAAAGCTGGTGGTCGCTACAGCTTCGGCTGGACAGACCCTCGCGGAATCTTTGGTTCAAACCCAGCGTAAGTAATATAGTGATAGCCCCTTCGGGGGCTTGACCTTTAATTAAACTATATATCTCCCCACATGGGAGAGTTGACTCCCGAGAGGGAAGGAATAAAATATCATGGCTGTTAAAAATTATCCAATCGGTACTCATTTCTCAGGCCCGATTAAACTGGGAGCAAAGTCTACGCTCCTATCTGCCGACGATGGTGGCCTTAGTGCTGCTAGAACCCTAACTGCTGATGAATCAAATGGTCAGAGTTATATCCTTGATGGTGGTACTGGTTTTGCAATTACGCTACCTGCTGCTACTAAAGGTTGGTCTTGTAAGTTTACTGTTGGTGCTA